GTTTCTAGGCTGCAAAAGACTACGCCTGATCTTAAACAAGAGCGTGACCCGCTGGGTATGTTGCGTAAAGAGATGGCTAAGAAAGAGCCTGATCAAAAACGTATTGCGCAGTTGCAAAAAGAAATTGCCGCTGGCAAAAAAGAAGATGACCGTATAGAAGCAGAGAAAGCTAAGAAAGAACAAGTTGAATTACCGGGGGTAAACCCTGACCAGAAAGATTTGTTTGCGGCTAAAGACCTTGAGCCTATAGCTGAGGTGCGCGCTACCCCCGCTAACTTTATGCGTTTTGTAGGCATTCAAGCTAACAAGTTTAAGCAAGCTAAAGAAGCTGCTGAGCGTGCTTTAAAAATACCAATGCAAAAAGTTGAGCAATTGCTTGGTAAAAAATATGCTTTGCATTTTGCAGAACTAGAAAAAACACGTTTAGAGTTAGAAAACTTCCGCATAAAACAGGTTCCGGAAGCATACGTACCTACTGAAAACGATTTAAAAAACTACACAAAACAGTTTATAAACGACCGAACTAAAAAAGCCGCCAAAGTAAAAGAGGCTCATTTATCAAAAATTAAAGAACTTGAAAACCGAGAAGAAGGCATACTAAAAGTTATTCGTGGAGTAGAAACAGACACGCTTCCTGATACTTTATTTTCACAAATTGAACAACAAAAACGTTTTATAGCTGACGTTACAAAAGCCGATGAAATGGCTAGCAATTTGCGTTTTAACGCCGAACAACTGTGGACTGCTAAAGCTAAGATACAAAAAGCTTTAGCAAATGCAACAAAAAAAGAAGCGCCTGTCTATGAAAAAGCGCTGAAACAACTTGAAGAGCAAGCTCCAGAAATATCAAAAGCAATAGATTCTTTTCACGCTAGGGCTAATGAGCTTTTAAATGCTAACATAAATGTAGAAAAAGCAATATTACGCGGACTAGAAAAGAAGTTAGCCACATCAATAAAAGGCAGCCCTGCGCAAATAAAAAACAGTAAACGTGCGGAAGCCATAAGAACACAAATAGGTATTGAAGAAGCGGCTGCACGTAATCAACAAGAAAAACAAATTAAAGAAAAACGTGTTGCTGAGCAACAAGCAATAGAATCTAAAGAAGCGTTACCTTCTACTACCCGTGAAACAGTTGAAACGCTTAAAAAAGTTGAAGGCAAAAAACAAGAAGTGTTGCGCCGTGAGAAAATAACGCGTCGTGAAATCCCTTTTACTGCAAAAGAAAAACGTGAGCAAGCTGTTGCCAAAGCTAAAGCAGGTGCCGCAGAACGTAAAGCGGATAAAGAAGCTATTGCCGCACGTCTTGGTACAAGCCAAATTATTGAGTCTAAAGAACTTACTGCCGTACTCGATCGTCAAGCTGGGCGTGGAATTGAAAATATTGCTGCTCAACCTGCTCGTAAAGAACGCAAGAATCTTCTTAAAACTGGTGTGCGCAAAGTTGACGTAACTAAACAGGGTATGAAAGCCGTTCGTGACGTTGAGCAAGAAGCTCGTGATGTTGGCGTTTCGCGTGCAGATTTTGAGCTTGTTGATTTAGGTTTAGGGTTTGGGTTTAAGCCCCGTGCAGAAAAAGCGCCTGCTACTACGGGTAATGTAAGCCAAGCTGACGTTAAAAAAGAGCTTGCTAAGATTAAGATACCTAAAGGCTTGAAGATTGTTATTTTTGATAAGCTGGGCGGTAGTTTGGCAGAAAAGATTTCTGCGGCTGGGCATGACCCTAAGCAAGTTCGTGGCGGTGTTCTACCTGACGGTACTGTAATAATTGTTGCTGAGAACCATACAGACCTTAACGACGTTAAAGAAACAATTGCGCACGAGTTGATTGGGCACTTAGGTGTAGAGCAACTGCTTGGCGAAACTGGCATGAAAGCCCTTGCTAAACAGATTCAAAAAACAGAAAACAGTGTTTTTGATTTAGCTGAAAAGCTTGGAGTACTTGACGATGTATTAGCCGCCTACGCTAATGCTCGCCGCACCAAGTCTGAAGAAGATAGCGTACTGAATGCCGTACGTGAGTTGATTGCGCACGTTGAAGAAACAAGACCTACTAGAAGCATGCTGGAAACAGCCAAGGCGTTTATTAAGGCTTTGGTAGGCGCTGTCCGTGCTGCGCTACGTAAGCGTGGTGTGGATTTAGATATTAGTACGTCTGACATCTACAAGTTACTGCGCGACGCACGCAAGCAGTTCAACGAGGGTTCGCCCGGTGCCTACGTAAACAAAGATAACGACATTATGTTCCGTGTTAAACCAGCCGTAGCTAATGCTGGTTTTGCAGATGTGCTTAATTATTCTGACAAGATTGTTGCTAAAGAGAAGTCGTTTGTTAACAAGATCAAAGGCGAAGCTACTGGTTTAATATTTAAGACCAAGTACATTGACCGTTTTGCGCCTATACAAGCCGTTGCCAACGAGATGAAAGACGCTTTAAAAGCAACTCAGCTAATGTATTTCTTGCGCATGCACGACCAACGTATGTCTTTTACTTCTGAAGTAGCGTCTAATGGTCCGCTAGATTTAAAACCTGCTAAAGACGGCAAAGGGTTAATAATTGAAAGCGAGCCGGGCGCTAACTTAAAAGATATGGCAGCCGCTCTTAAAGACGCTGACGTAGGTAATGCAGAAGCAACTTCTCGTATTTTTACCATGTATTTAGCCGCTAAGCGTGCTAAGAATGTTGGGCTTGCTAAGTTAAATTTTGGTCCTGAAGTTACGCAAAAAATGCTTGATGACACCATGAAGGCTGTTGAAAACAATAAAGCTACTAAAGCCGCCTTTGAAAAAGCCGCTAACATATACAATGAGTACAACAAAGGTTTAATTAATTTTGCGGTTAAGACAGGCGCTATTCCTAAAAGTATTGGCGCTGAGCTTCTTAAAAACAATGACTACGTGCCGTTCTACCGTCCTCGTGATGACGGGTCTGTGTTTCTTGAGATTGGTGGTGCGCCCGCTATTAAGATTGGTAACTTGGCTGACCAGCCGTACTTGCATGAGTTAGTTGGTGGTGATAAACCGATCTATGATGTGTATACCAGTGCGTTACAGAACACCGCTATGCTTACTGACATGGCTTTACGCAACCTAGCAACTCGCAATACGGCGTTTGCTTTGGGCGATATGGGGCTACTTAAAGTAGGCGAGAAAGAAAAAGGTGTTGGTTTGCACAAGGGCGATGGTCCAAAAGGCGTTGACACTCTTCGTTTTAAAATTGATGGCGAAAATTACTGGGCTACAGTAAACACTAAATCTCTTGATATTCCTGCTGAGTTGTTGATTAAGGGCATGGAGGGCGTTAACACTTCGTTGCCAAACGCAGTCAAGCTGATGAATATACCGGCTAACTTACTGCGCAAGTGGGTAACAAGAAACCCAGCGTATGCGCTACGTCAGGTAGTTCGTGACCCATTAAACGCCGTATTTACTACTGGTTTAGATACAGTTCCAATCGTTAGCTCGTTTAAAGAAATTAGCAAGATGATTCGTGGCAAGAGTGAGGGTGAGCCTCTTCTCCAACGTCGAGGTATTTTGGGCGGTCAGGTATTAACTGGCACTTCTGAAGATATGACCAAGATTCTCCGTGATGTTACGGCTGGTAAAAAAGGTTGGGAATACCGCATGGCTCAGCTAGACCAACTGGCTATCCAAGGTGATGCTGCAACGCGTGTTGTAATGTACAACAACTTTATTAAACAAGGGCTGTCTGAAATGGAAGCTACCTTGGCTACGCTTGAGTCTATGAACTTTAGTAAACGTGGTATCTCGCCTAGCTTGTTTGCACTGTCTACAATGGTGCCGTTTATGAACGCACAGATCCAAGGTCTAAACGTAATATACCAAGCGTTTACAGGCAAGATGCCGTTTAATGAGAAGTTAAAAGTTAAACAGAAGCTAGTGCAACGGGCCATTATGATGGCTGGATTTACCATGTTGTACGCATCTATGATGCAGGACGACGAGTCTTATCAGAACGCTAATGATGACGAGAAGTATGGCAACTGGTTTTTTCCAAATCCGTTTGGCGATGAGTACATCAAAGTACCTATTCCATTTGAAGTTGGGCTACTGTTTAAAGCTATACCGGAAGCGCTTGTCAACACTATGTTTGGCGACGAAAAAGCCCGTGATGCTGTATCTGCAATCGGTAAAATGGCATGGAATTCTATTCCAATCAGCGGTCCACAGGGTATTAAACCGTTGCTTGAAGTGGCTATCAACCATTCGTTCTTTACATGGCGTGATATTGAATCCGCTAGATTACAACAATACGAGCCGGGCGAGCGTTACACCGAGCGCACTTCTGAGATTGCTAAGATGATTGGTGCCACGTTTAATATTTCGCCTGTTAAACTTGAGTATTTGGTCCGTGGCTATACAGGTAGCTTGCCGTTAGCCATTGTTTCGTTGTCTAATCCAATCTTGCGTTCTTCTGAGGCAGGTGAACAGCCTGAGAGCCGTGGTATGTTAAGTAGCGAAACCCCGTTGATTGGTTCGTTCTTTCAACCTAAAGATGCTGGTGGGCTAATTAACAAAGCCTACAAAGATATGAACGAAATTGTTCAGACTAAGGAAACGTACGACAAGATGATAGAAGAAGGTCGTGAGAAAGAAGCCGAAGATTATGTAACTGCTAACGCCGACATGCTTGGTATGGGTACTATGGCAGGCTCTTTCCGTAAAAAAATGGGTGACTTAACTAGAGCAGAACGCAATGTTAGGGCTGATGGTTCGTTAAATGGCGCAGAGAAACGTGCTGAACTAGACGCCATTCGCCAAGATAAGATACAGCTAGCTAAAGAATTTTCTAGCGCACGCGAGTAAACAAAACACCGAGTTTGCCCTGTACGGTGCCAAACTCGGCTTTACCTATAATGCGGTGGTGAGTGGCGGCGCTTAGCCCTTCACTTTTTGTCTCCTCTAGTCGCAGTGTTGGTATAAAAAACTTCTGTTTAATCTCTAACTTCTGCCACGGGTAGTGCACTTTAACTTTCTTCATCGTCAGGCGTTATTGGTCTAGTAATCTGCATCACGTTGACCCGCATGCTAGGACCACGAGTCTTGGTTAACATATCCTTGCGCACATACTTGACCTTGTAGTTAGGCAACACTTCAATGGCTTCTTTAAAATCCTTGTAGCCAAAACTCATTGATACACAATGCTGTTTGAGTAGTTGCTCTTCAATGAAGTAGTCAATGTGCCCCGGTGTGAAGCCTTTTTCTACACGCCCTGCAATATCCGATCGAGTAAGTGACTCATCAATCACCCCATCAACACCAAAGCTAGCGGCTATTTTGCCCTCGATAGATACTTTGACCATAACAAACTTACCAAAATACTCACGGGTATAGGCGTTCAATACATCCTCAGCCGTACGCTCACTACTATGGATAATCCCACGGGCGCTGTATACCATCATGCGCAGAACTTCTACGATAGGCTTAACTGGAATGTCGATTATGTTTGCATACTTCTTACCAAGCAGTTGTACAACAGCGATGATGCAACTATTACCCGCAGTCCAGTAGCGCTCGTCTTCGTTAGATTCAAACTCTACTTTGAGCTTGGCTTTGGTTTCAGCTAACACCTGCTTGGCGGTTTCCCTATTCCTAACAATCCAGCGAATCAGTTCACGTCCTGCCACACCGAAGTTCTTTTTAAGTAACGACAAAGCTTCGGCTTCTTCGGCTGTCCACTTCAGCTTCTTGTTCATTTGCAGTTCTAGAAGACGGAACATCTCAGCCTGTGATGCGTGTTTACGAGCGCCTGATAAAAAGTCCATGACGTGCGTATTGGATGAGAAAAGCACCAGCAGTTTCCAAGTAGTGTCGTTAATCCGCTCTTCATTAGAGCCCTGTTTCATACGATCTTTACCCTTACCCTGCGTTAAATCTAGCAGGAACTCAGGCAACCACTCAAAGTCGTCACGGCTCTTGTTGGTAGTCTCGTCAATAATGAATGGCAAGCTGTTAAGTAAACCCTGACGCTGTTGCGATGCAACAATAGATGTACTCTGCGTTACACGATACCGCTCAGGATGACCAAAGAAACTAGCCGCTAGTTCAAGCGCCAACGACTTACCCATACCTGATTTGGATGAACCAAGGTGATATACACAGCCGTTATACCCTGTAAAGTCCATTAGGATGGATGCTGGACCAACTAAAGACATAGCCAAGACCTGCCACTCACCCTTGGCAATCAGCATGTTAAAGACCTTTTTCCAGTTATCTAGCGTGCCAGTTGGTTTGGTAGACTGGTTGATGTTATCTAACGCTGGGGTTGGCACGTATATTTCTGTGCCGTTAGGTGCAAAGATACGGCTGTTGTATACGAATGTTTCGTCTTCTTGCCAGCCACAACTACTTGGTATAGGTATAGCCTTCTTATTGGCACTAATAAACTCCACACAGCCACGCACATAGTCAAATAGGTTCTTGTCATTACCAGCACCAAAGGCGGCAATGATGTTCTGATTGGCTAGTGCCTTGACGGTTTCTTCTTTACTGACAATGGATTTCTGAGGGATTAAAACATCAATTGCACCATCAGGACGAAAAGCCATTAGGTGAACTATGTGATCTCCTTTATTATTAAGGATATCTACTGCGAACAAATCGTAAGGGAGAAGCATGACCTGTTTTCGTGATTTACCGCCCTGTTCGTCCTCCACCATCCTATCCATAAACACACCGCCATTAGCACCAAAGCCAAATCCTTTAGGTGGGGTTGGGCGTGTAATCTTGACTGGCTCTGTCTCGTCATTAAGATTGGCTGATACTTCTTTCTCTTGTATCCGATCGACTACAATTTCTTTCGGTTCGTTGTCAACCTTTATCTCCCGACCTAGTGCTAGGGGGTTAGTAATCTTGCCGTAGTGTGAGCAGTTTGTACATACACCGGGATTTGCTTCGTCCAGCTTAAGGCACTTGTAGGGTCCTTTGATCTGATTCCACTTAGTGTTGTGGCGGTCTAAATCGTAGGGGTGCATAGCTGATAACGCCAAGCCTTCTTCTACCCCATCAGCACACGATTTAGCTATGCTGAGGATGCCACGCCACAAGGGTTCCATGCCGTCTTTTGTTGCGTGTTCTTTGTAGTATTTGATCTGCCCACAGGTTGTAATGTTCTTAAAGAATGTAACGCTGTTCTCTATTAGCTTGACGCTATTGGCATTGGGCGGTAGTTTAGGGCGGTTTCCGGGCAGTTGTAGTGCAGGTAAGCCTTCGTATGACGCAACCCCAATCGCTTCTCTAAGGTGGGTAGAAAGTGCCTCAAAGTTGAATACATCACCCTTGACCTTGATAGATACCTTGCGTGGCTTGGCTTCTTTATAGTTGTGTGTATCAGGCACACGCAGAATCCGTGCTACGTCCCCAGTAACAGAGGCGTCGATGTTAAAGCCGTGCTTCTTAGCTAAGCGTTTAAGGTTCTCTGCAACAGGTTTCCAAACAGCAATATCTACTTCTTCCTCAAGGGGAAAATACACATGTAACCCACCGCCACTAGAAACAATGAACGGCGTGCCTAAAGTGTTTAAGTCTGTATCACCCAAGAACAAATCCAAAGCAGTAGCCGCTTGCCCCTTGTTCTCGTAATCTTTACCTACTCCGCAATCAATATCCAAGAACAACGACTTCATCTTTGAGGCGCTATCAGCCGTGCGCTTCTTCTCGTTAAAGGATGCTAATGCGTAGAAAGTGTTGTAGCCCTTCTCATCAAATGCCATTGCGGTGTTATACAGTTCGTCAATCGTGTTGACGAACACATGTTCTTTTTTAGCTGTGCTAAGTTCTACGGCGCAATAAATACCCGAAGTCGGTAGCACAGTCGCTAGGAATTCCTGCGACGTCATGTGAAACCTTTCGAATTAATAACTGCGTGTTTGTACTATTTTGTCAGCGAAACGGCGAACTAACTCTATTTGGAAATGCTTAGGTAATCCTTGACCATATACAAATTCTTCAGCAAAGCGTAACAGTTCAAGATCACTAAGGGATGCGGCATGGATTGGGGATTCTATTGATGTTTGTTGCATTGTCTTAGTGCCTCTTCGGATGTCTTGCTTGATTGGAGTATGTTCAACAAGGACTGCACACGCATCTTATATGCGTTGGTTACTTCGGTTCCGCTGAACCAGTTGTACACAGTTTGTCTTGTTGCGCCTGTAAATTTTGCTACTTCTATTACTGGGAAATCTAAGCTGATCGCCCACCGCCCTAACTGGTTGCCCAGCGTTTTGGGTGCGTTCTTTGTGGTGTTTCTAATTTCTTCTGAATAAGCCATGATCTTCTCGTTAAGTTGGGGGTGGGGGTACTAGTGCAATGTACGTGAAGCATCGGGTTATTAAACCATCCACATTCCCCCCAAAACTTATTTGCCTGTTAGCTCGTATCGTATATCGCCTTCAACTTCATCAAGCCACTCTTTGCTCCTTACCATATACACAGTAGCTAAATCTAGTGCGGCGCTATGAATACTTTCTGAACTATCGTTGTCGTCGTGATCAAACCTAGGTGCTAAAGCAAGCATAAATTCTTTAACTAGCTCCTGACGCCGCATCTCTTTTCGCATATCAATGTGGCTAAATACCATGCCTTGAATTTCGTTTTCTCGTTGCTTTGCCTCTAATCTAGCGTTTCTTTCTGCAACCATTTCTTTTCTTGAAACCATTTTTGTATCCTTTTAAATTAATTAGTTGGGGGCAACGCCCCCTTGTGTGCTTACTCGTCATCCCACTCGTCGACTGTAGCGGCTAAGCTACCGGCTTTCTTCTGTGGTACTGCGCTTGCTTTAGCGGCTGGCTTGCGCTTCTCAGGCTCGTCAAATGACTCCGCTTCTTCGGCTTTAGCTTTTGGCTTAGCCCCTTCGATTGCTAATGGAGCATCAGCTTTTTTAGCTACGCTCATTGTCACGGCGTTTTTGGCTGGAGTTGAAGCACCCTTGTCTACTGCTACTGCATACTCATCATCCTCTAACCAACGTAGTGGTTGGAAAAACAACTTGGGTACTGCGGCTTTTGTATCAAAACGTAGACGTGTTACAAGTGTCTCAGGATTAATGTTCTGTGCCGCTAAATAACGAGCATAGGCTTGTAGTGGGCGTTTGTCGCCTTCTTCTTTACCAAAGATCGATGTAGCCGCTAAGGTTAACTGCATTACGTCGCCTTGAATATCGTTGGCTAGTACTACAGCAAGTCGTTGTGAGAAACGGCAAGCCTTGGACTCGCCCTGACCTGAGCCCTTAACATTCATTGGGCATGATGCACAGTTTGATGCTTGTGGTGTATCAATAGACGCATCAGGTGTTTCGCCGTCAGCAGACCAGCAATTAGGTGCTGAAGTGTTACCTTCTTCGTATGTGCCAGCGTAGTATGTACGGCTGATCTTTGGTGCGGCATTAACGATAACAACATCAAGGTGACGATCGTCAATAGAGGTAATCTCTTTGCCGTCAGCCATCAAACGGAATACACCGCCCTTGATAGAGATACGTTTGCCACCACTACCACCACCGCCACCTCCTGCGAGGCTCTTAGCTAATGTTGATAATTCCCCTTTGCGTGCAAAGGCGGGTGCTTGTGTTGTGTTAAAGTTGGCTAGTTCGCCCATAATACATTCCTTATTTGGTTGGTTTACGTACAGTTACTGCATACTCGGACATCGAATTGAGACCGGCTGGCACCATGCCGGGGTTCTCCTCTAAAAACATAGACATATTTTTCTGCGCTATACGCTTTTCGAATAGGTCTAGTGCATCATGCTCCATGACAAACGTCTTGAATGAATCCCAATCGTCTGTGTAGTAGCGTGTCTTTTGTGACAAAATAATAGTGCCTTCATCTGTGCGCACCGAGCTACTGCCCAATGCCAACATTTGATCTTTCATGGCGTTCTTAATTTCGTCTTGCTTCACTTTGAGTTCTTCGATCTGACTCTCGTACTCCTTGGTCAGCTCTTGAACTTTTGAGTATATCTTGCGATACACCCTTGCTAGTTTATCTAGCGGTATTACATCCTCTTCGTTTGGCATTTTTATGCTCCTTTGTAAAATATTATACATTAGTAAAGTCAATTAGTACCCCGACATAGGGTTTTCCTTATAAATTAATTTCCTCCTTATATAGGTTCAAGAGTATGTCGTGCCCTGCAACACGTTTCTCTAACTGCTTAAACATCTTCTTCTCTATATCACTACCTTGTAAGTGTATTACCGTCACATTGGTGGATGTCTGACCAATACGATCTGCTCGAGCAATACATTGTAAGTACGTCTCTACCGACATTACAGGACCATAGAACACCACAGTATCGGCGGCTGTTAGGGTTACACCATGCGAGGCGGCTTGAGGTTGCACCACCAGTATGCGAGGGTTAGGCAAAGTTTGAAAGCGTTTAAATATGTCGGTGCGTTTATTAACAGTCACATCCCCATGAATTACTTCGCTTGCTATACCACGTTTTATTAAGTAAGTTTGTATAGTTTCTATGCTGTGTCTGAACGGCGCAAACACAATTACCTTACGGCTAGTTTCTTCTAGCACCTCAAGTAGTACGTTCAAACGGGGCATACAATCAAACTCAACAACTTCATGGTCATCGGTATATGCCGCACCTGCTGAAATTTGTAGCAACTTTGATACACCAGCCGCCGCATTAACCGCAGTAATAGTTTCACCCGATGCCTGCATAACCATGCGATCTTTGAGTAGGCGGTAGTACTTAACCTGTTGAGGTGTAAGGGGAATTTCTCGTGTTTCGGTAAGTACAGGGGGTAGGTCGGTACACTCTTCTTTTGTATAACGTATTGCTGGCTGAAGGGCATCGTATACCGCTTGCGCCGCACCTGACTTTGGCACCCACTTAAACTTGGTTAGCTTGCTCATTACCTTGTCACGCCAGGCAGTAGCAAATTTCGGTACACCTGAAGGGTTCACTAGCTTAGCCAAACCATAGGCGTCCACAGGTGATTGTGCAGAAGGTGTGCCCGTCATCATCCACAACATGGTTTCGGGTTTAAGAATTTTATTAAGTGACTTCCAGCGTTTCGTACTAGGGTTTTTGTATGCGTTAGCTTCGTCTACGATAACCAAATCAAACTTGCCGTTGGCAACAACTTCTTCAGCAATTAGGTTTAAGCCGTCGTAGTTCACCACAACAAACTCGTAGTCGCCTTGTACCATCTCAACACGTCTTGATGCTTGGGTATGGTGTGCCGCAACAACCGAACGATGAATAACACTCTTACCAATACTACTCACCCAAGCGTCGTGCATAATGGATAGCGGACACAGAATTAAACAACGACGTACATGCCCTAGCTTCATCAGGTAGTCAGCCGCCCATAATGCTGAGAACGTCTTGCCAGTACCGGGGTCGTTAAACACAAACGCTCTGCGGTTCATTGTCAAGAAAGACGACGTATCTATTTGATGTGCAAAGGGTCTATGGCGACCGGGCCAACTATACTTGGCTTCAATAGGTGATGGTGTGTTCTTAACACCTAGGTTGCGGAGCACACGAGCTTCGTCCAACCCCCAGTACACGGCTACTTCAAACGTGCCGTTGTCTTCGCTCACTACTTTGCTTCTTGGTATAACGCTGTACTTGTCAGGGTTGCGTGTCTTAAACAGCAACGCTTTATTTTCTATAATCTGCATTATTCAATAATCCTGTACACCTTGTCGTATGAATCGCCAAGCGTGTGTTTTTCTATCTTGTTAACGTTTTCTAAACGCACAAACGCAATGCGCCAAAAGTCTTCGACATTACGTATCTCGTCTTCAGTTACCCACTTGTCCTGCCAACGTAGCACCCACATATCAACCAACGTTGATATAGAAACCTTGCATGCTTCACGATCTAAATCATCGTTTTTCATCTTCAGGGGCGGAGATGCTTTAGCGGATGCGCCTGTGTTTATGTTTGTTGCTTGAAAAGTTTGTTGTTGCGCATGTACAACTGCGGATTCTTTTTTTAACTTTTCAAGTTGTCTTGCATAATCCTCGTCTGATATGCCCATTACTTGATTGCCCCCTTGGATGTTCGTTTGTATGAGCGGTTCTTGCTAGCTGGTACGGCTTTAAGATTAGAGCGAGTTGTTGTACCGCCCTTGCTTAGTGGCTTCTTGTGGTCTACATCTAAACCATCGCCCTTGTGTACTACGCCTTCACGCTCTAACATACGTCGTGCTTTGTTGCGCTGTGCACGTTTCTTCTTAACTGCTTCTGTGCCATCGTATGTTGCGTACTCTTGCTTGTAGTCTCTTTTGTAAGTCATGATTGTCCTTAGTGCTTGGGGTTAAATTCGCAACCCTTTACTTGACACCATCCGCATAGCGGTGTACTTGTTGGGTTCCAAACGTCATTATCGTAGGATGCTGCCAGTTTTGCTACCCTCTCCCTGTATAGCTGCCAATGAAAATCCTTCTCTTCTACGGTCA